GGCCCGACTTCGGATTCAAGGATCGCATCGCGCATCTGGTCGGAGACCTGCACCGTGCTCGCTTCGACTTTCTCCGCGTAGTCTGGTAATGCCTCCTGCGCAGCCTTCAATCTGGCATTCCAGGACTTTGTAGCGGCCTCACGATCCTTGGCAGCCTGCTCTGCCTCGCGCGCTGCCTTGGCCTCGTTTAGCGCCTTCTGGCCAGCCCATTCCTTGAGCGCTTTGGCGTACTCAGCCATATCCGTGAATTGACTCGGTTGCGGCTCCGGCCCGATTTCCTCGGATTTGGGAGGTTCGTACTTCGCGCGCAGCTCGTCGCGCTCTTTGGCGGCTTTCGCGGCCTCGGCGCGCGCGTCTTCGGCGTCCTTGGCGGCTTTGGCTACTTTTTCAGCCGCAGCGGCCTCGGTCTCCTGCGTTTTGATGTGCAGGCGATAGGCAAAATCGTGCTTCGGCGTCCATTTGCCTTTGAAAAATACTTTGGCGCCGTCTATGTCACCCTCTTTCGGAGCCGCTGCGGCAGCCTTTTCCGCCGCTTGTTTGGCCTCGATTTCGGCCGCTTCCTCCGCGGCAATGGCTTCAGGGTCGGTATTTTCGGACTCAGGCGGCGTCAGCGGCCCGAGCTTGGAATCGACGTACTCGCCAAAGTTTTCGTTCGTCAGAACGGTGACGCCTGGGCGGCCTTCGACTGCGCCGGGCGCAGGGGATTCGGTTGCTGCTGGTTCAGTCATGGATTCCTCCACGAATTACTGGGTTGCGCTGCGTTCTGCGCCTTCGCGTGCTTTGTCTTCGGATCGCTCGTCAATCTTTGCCAAGAGCAGCGCGACGTGGGCCTTGATTTCCTCAACGAGAATCTTTGTCTGATTATCGGCGGCTGATTCATGCATCCGCGTGCGCTCGACTGACTGCACTTGTTCACGTTCCTCCTGCTGCCACGCTTCGTTTTCGTGCGCTTTGACTGTGGTTCGCATCAGTTCGCGCTTGGTCTCGGCATCCTGCTTCATTTGCTCAATGCCTCCGCGCAGGCGCAGTTCGGTCTGCAATTGCTGCACCGCCTGACCTGCCTGCTCCAACTGCTGCTGCAGCGCCTTGATCTGCATCTGCGCGCGCGGCGGAATATCCGATTTCTCGTCCACCTGCGCGAGCGGATTCGCCGCGGCCAGGCGATCGGCGAGCATCTCGGCGCCGTTGAAGTCCATCTCGCGCACGATCAAATCATCCCCGGTCACGGCGATCTTTTCACCAAGCGGCGTATTGAGCAGTTCCAGCATGGACGCAACACCTTCCTGGCGCTTCGTGTCATAGCTCGGCCCGGTCTGCATCACCACATCATAAGTGCCGGCAGTGATGTCGTTCAATACCGTCGCAATCGCGTTACCTTGTTCGTCCTGCCCTTGCGTCTTTTGATTCAGCGTAATCATTTCCTCGCGCCCGTCCTCGCCGATGATGCGCTGCACGCGTTGCGTGTCGAAGACGACGGGAAAATAACTGAGCATGATGCGCCATGTGTGTTTAATCGAGCGCGTCAGATTGTCGTAGCCGTCAAAATTGGTATTTTCCGATTGGCTGCGCTCCGCGTTCAGCGTCTTATCTGATTTATGCTGCGCCCCGCCGCGTACTGCTGGGTCGAATACGCCCATCACGCGCGAAAGGTTCTGACTTGCTAAAAACGACGCCTCGATTGCGCCAGTGGGCGGCGGTTCTGGCTGAATGCGCGACGGCGGCGGAACTTCACGGCCATCAAGTCCGGTCGTCTTGTAATGCAGCACCGGGCTTGCGGATAGATTCGCGTTTTTGAATTCGTTGACATAGCCCTCGTCCTGCCCCTCGGCGATTAACCATTTCGCCTTCGGCGCGAGCGCGATCGATTCCGTAATGGACGTTTGCCAGAAGTTGACCATGCGCTGCGGGTCCATCGCGTCGTAAACCAATCCACGCAGCACGCGCTTGCCATCGATCATCACCGATGTCCAATACACTGGCACGATTGGAATCCAGCGGCCCGGCAGTTCTTTTTCCTCCAGAATCTCGAATGCGGTCTGTTTGCACCATTTCACCACGCGCTTGAAACTCTGGCGATCGCCTTGAATGAACAGGCCGGCGGCGGTAAGCACTTCTGACCGCGGCAGGCGATCCTCGAATAAGGCAATGCCATTCGATAGCATGACCAGCTTTGCGGCCTTGCGCTCAACGTGAAAATACTCCGCAAGCCGGATGTCCTGATCCGTCACCCATTCAGGGTCGGAATTGCTCTGCCCGTTGGCGCTAAATCCTTGCAACGCGGCGCCAGGATATTCCTTTTTGAAGGTTTCGCGGCGCATCAGGTCGGTGATTAGCGCGCGTTCGGCGTCGGAACCGTCAGGCAGTTTGCTGTTCGGATCGAATGAGACGCAGAATGGATTGTTAATTGAGTCGATGTAGAGGTCTTGATTGAACGAATCCTCGCTCACGTAATCCGCGCGCACGCGCCAATAGCCCCAGCCTATCGTGGCGGCGAAGTCGAAGGCTGTATCGTATGCGTTGTCGGCGTCAGAATTTACTTCGACATGACGGCCAAGCCCCGTAATGATCTTGGCCACTTTTTTGTCGGCGAAAGAATCCACCGGAGACGCTTTTCCGCGAGGACGCTGCTGACGCTGCGCATTTGTGACCTTTTTGATATAGGTATTTGTTTCATTAATCGTGAGCTGTGGGCGATCCAGGCCGCGCGAGGCGCTAGCATACGCAGGCCATTGCGCGCCATAGCGGAATCGCAGCGCCTCCATGCCCTGCGCGCGATTCTGCGCGTCGGCATCGTTCGCCTGGCGCATGAATTCCACGGCGTCGGATGGATCAGCGGCCATTGGCAATCCTTTCCACTGTCGCGGGCGAGCGCAGCGCGCGTACAGCGTGCGCCGCTTCTACCAGCGCCTCGGCTGCGGTTTCGCTCTTTCGCCGGTTCTCAGGCTTGTTCGGAATGGCGTGCAAGCGCTCCCATGCGTCGAAGAACGCGCGCAGCATTTCAAGCTCCAGTTCGTTGTTCAGTTGCGCGCCGAGCGTCTTTTCCGCCCATGCAGGAATAAATGGCTCCTGCGCTGTCTGCGTCGAATGCTTCGCCGTGCGCGCGTGCTTACGAAGCAACGCACGGTCGGCAAATTGCCTTGCCGAATCCCGATAAACCGTAAATGGCAAATCCGCGCTTGACCATTCATACCGATCAGCGCCATCCATGAAAATGAAAACATCGCGGCAGATGTCGTACTGCGCCAGCACAGGGTCAATGCCTTGGCTGGTTTCGATTTGTGTCATTACGCCATCCACCCGATAGGCTCAGGTTCGGCTGCCTGCAGCGGCCTGCGTTGAGGCGCAATATATTCCATTCCGCGCCCGATAAGGCTGAACACATCCACGGCGTCATCATACTTTCCGCTCGGAAATTGCAGCAATTGCTTTTCCACTTCCGCGCGCCAAGTTCCGCCATGTTTAGGCAGCATGATTGTCTTGATGCACGCCATCGCCTGAATCGCCCGCGCGCGTATTTCCTTGTCCGCAATGCTCGGCAACCATTCCAGGCGGCAAAATGCACTGCGCTCGGTCATACGCTTTATCAGGAACGGTTCTATCGCCCGGCGTATTGGCCCGGCCTCTCCAAACCATACCATCGGTTTCCAGTCACGGATCAAGTCGCACTGTTTCTCTATCCACACGTTTGATGCAACTTGACCGCGCCACCAATCGAGCACGTATGGATTTCCGTTCATATCAAAGCCAAATATTCCATGCTCGGTAAAGTCGCCTGCGCCTTCGGTAACGGCATAGTCGCTCGCGCCGTAGATGTGCATTCCATCAGGCGCGGCATCATACTCTCCAAAGTTTTCGCGCTTGAAATAGTCGCCTTCATCCGGCACAGGCTCCTGCTGATATAGCGCGTTCCAAGCGCGTGTATCCATGCGCGCCGTATCAATCATTTCAGCGGTGAACCACTCAGGCCACAAACGATCACCAACTCCACGCCCGAGTGGATCGCCCGGAACCGCCAGCATCGGCAGCTTGATGATCCGCCAGCGCGCGGCTTCGCGTTCAAGGATTCGCCCTCCAAGGTCGTCTTCGTGCCATCTGGTTTGAATAAGGATTTGGCGCGCACCAGGCTTGAGGCGCGTAAGGAAATCATTGATGTACCAATCCCACTGCGTCTGCCGCACGCGGTCTGAATCCGCTTCCTGCCGCGTTTTTATGGGATCATCGATCAGACCAAGATCAGCCCGGCGCCCGCTGATTGCGCTGCCCATGCCGGCCGCGAAGAATTCTCCGCCGCGCAAGGTTTCCCAATTGCCGGCGGACGCAACATCCTCGCGCAGTCCGTTCCCCTCGAACACGCGCGAGTATTCACGCATCGCCACGACATTGCGTGCGCGGCGACTGAACCGCTCCGCAAGATCAGTTGTGTTTGACACACCGAGCACGGCCATCTGCGGATTGCGGCCCATGAACCACGGCGGGAATAGGACGCTTGCGTAGGTGGATTTCGCGCTGCCAGGCGGCATGAGCACCATCAGGCGCAACGTATCGCCACGCTCCACGGCTTCCAGTTCGGCCATAAGCAGCTTGTGATGCGTGGCGAATTGAAAGCCAAAGCATAAATAGTCAATGAACGCTGGAAGGGTCTTGCGTGCCGCCCTGCGTTTCAGCAGTTCTATCGCTGCCTGCTGCGGCGATATACCCAAGATCTGCGTCGCTGAGTTCGCAAGCATCCCTGATTATGCTGACTGTCTGTGTTGCTTTTCCATCAAGCCGCTCGGCGAGAAACTGAATCGCCCACGGTTCGCCTTTTGATGCGGCGGTGAGCATTTTATCGACTGCGGCGCGAAGTTTTTTTCCGTCATCTTGAGCAAGAGCACGCTCGATAGCTGCCTGGAATCTGCGCGGACCCGCGCTGCCATTTGGATTCCCAGATTTTCCCGGTTCAAAAGGCATTGTTCCGCAACGCACAAAATATTGATTGGTTAGGCGGCATTGCGCTGCTCTTGGCCTTCATCAGCCACGAATGTCACATCGGCCTCCTGGATTATCACGAACTGCTCCGCCCCATCGCGTTCGCGCCACTTGGGGAAGATGTCGAGGTCGGTGTAGGTCACGAAATCTCCGGGCTTGATGGAGTTGGCGAGGAACATTCCTGATTCATCGCCGCTCTTGCGCTTGAGCCATTTGCCCGGCCCGGCCGCGACTACGGTTCCTCGGTTCATGCGGTCATTGGAGATCACGATCAGCTGCGAGTATTCCGGCGTTTTCTCCGGTCGGATCAGCAAATAATCATGCAAAGGTTTGAACATACGCACATTTTCGCCACAAATGGAGGCAAAAGTCAAATCATGGCGCCGCCGTCTTCCTCGGCCGCCCAACTTTCCGCCCTGGCTGCGTCTTTCCAACGCGCACGCGGTGCTCGCGGACGATCCTGGACATACACTCCCTGCAATACGGCATCCTGCCGTCCTTCGTGGACTTGTTGTCGCCGAACGCGCGGCCGGGCAGTTTCGCCTGGCAGCCTGGGCACCACTTTTTAGCCATCGCGCCACTTTACGGATTATTTGAAAAATCTGCTACCCTTAGGGTGCTGGTCCGTGGGAGCACGGCGCAAGGGTCTGCGGCGCCCAATCGCCCAAGATCGCCAGCACCACTCGCTCAATCGCTATTGGGAGCACATCATGTCGAACGGAAATATTGAAAAAGCAAAGGCGAAGTTGGCCGAAATGCGCGCCGCCGGCGTTGAAGTCTCGCACGCCAAAGTAGCGCGCGCCCAGGCGGTGCGCGTCTATTTCCGCCAGCACCACGGCGTAGACGATAACAGGGGATCGATCGTCCAAACCCTGCGCGACGACGCCAACCGCGACTTCAAACTCGTTCAGGACCGCGCGAAACAGGTAGGCTGGCCCGCAGTCGTGGCCGAAATCTGCTGGAAGTGTGAATGTGGCGACGACGACCCTGGCGCCGGCCAGCGCATCGCCGATTGCAAGGCCCCAAACTGCGCGATTCACCCGGTTCGCCCAAAAACGGCGATCCACCGCCCACCAACTTTGCCCGAGCCGTACTAAAAGCCGCGCCAGCCCGGTTTTATACGGTCTGCGTGCTGTTTTTGAAACCTTACCCCCCCTACGGCGACCATCCGGGCATGCCGGCTGGGATATGGTCTAAATCCACGCATGGAACCGTGTTGAGACTAAGGCAGAGGAAAAAGCCGGGGTAGGAGATTTGAAGACCAGCCCCGGCCCGCGGTCAAGCCGAAAAATGTCAATAAACCGACAGGTCCGCGCGGTCCTGAGCATACGCCAAAATTGGCCAGGCGCGAGGAATTGGGTCTAGCGCCTGGCCGAAGGTCCGCCGAACTAGCGAGGCGACAACAGGGAGGAAGTTCAGGCGGAAAGGTGCGCGGGCAGTAGCTAAGGAGCCGGCGCGGTTGAGGACGATACGCCGTTTGCTCAAACTTTGTGCGGATTGGTTTGCTGCGGTGCAGAGTGTGGTAGCGTGCGGTTCCGCAATCGACTCCTGGGAGGGAGGGAACGATGAAAACGCGCATGACGCAAGGGCAGTTTTGCGAGGCTATTGCAGCCGATGAAATTCCGGCCGATTACCGAGCTGGTTTGAGGTTTGCATCCACGCTGTGCGTGGCGCTAGAGCGCGATTTGGTGGAACACAACGGCTATACCGGAGACGTGGAGCCGCTGCGGATGCTCGCTGCGATTACACGGCATTTAGGAAGCTGGAACGACGCCTAGTTTCCCTTCATGAATTGCGTTTGACCGGCTGGCGCCCTGGCGGGTTTGCGCCCGAAATGGCAATCGTCGCACTGTCCGTTGACGTGGCTCGTTCCGGTAATCGTTCCGCAGTTTTTGCACCGAATGCAGCCAAACGGGATGCCTGAGGATGATTCCTGCGCGGCGGTTGCAATCCCATTGCTTGGGTCGCTCACCTTTTTGTCGAGGTACTTTGGCAAGATTGCGTCCCCGACTTTTTTTGAGCCACTGGCCCATATTTTCTGAACACACTCCACGATGAACGGAAGTGTGTGTCCGGCGGCGATCCAGGCCAGCAGGTATTCATTCGTTTCGGAAATAGCGACTCCTAGCCGGTTCAGTTCAGCCGCGTATGCCGCCGGCTTTCCATTCGGTTTTGGGTTTTGGGGTTCCCCTTGATTTTCAAGCAGCGCGCTTTGGCCGGCATCAAGCGCGGTCTCGCGCGGATTAAGCACGGTGCTTGCTGCTGCGCTGTTTACTGAAGTAGAAGATGAAGAAGAAGGGGGGGTTTCAA